TCAAGCAGCGTCAGCCGGCCTCCGTGCTGGTGTGGACCTGGACTTGGCTTCTGTCGCAGCGGCGCGCGCAGCGCGGTCGATCACATCGGACACGGTTTGGGACTGCGCGATGAACAGCGTGGCTTCCCGGCACGGTAATGATGTCCGCGCCGATACGTTGGCCATGTGCAGCAACATGGCCTGATCGAAGGCCTTGTCTTCGGTGGCGATCACCGCCCAGCTCGGCTTGGTCTTCCAGGCTGCGTGTTGCAGACGCTCGCCGAATGCGGCCATCTTGATCGGCACCTGGGGCGCGGCCATGAACGCTGCATCGGCATCGCTGACATCACTGGCGAAGCCGGCCTTGAAGTTGGCAGGACGCACGAAGCCGAAGCCGTCGGGTCGGGTGTCGATGACGAACTCAGGCGTGGGAGCGAAGCCCTGGTACAACTGCGCGGTGGTCTCGCCGGCATCGGGCGCGAGTGCAGAAACGTAGACCAGGCCAACCATCTTGTCGTGCACGCCGGCTGCGCTAATCAGCGTGTCGCCCCGGCGTGCCCAACCAACACCGTCGGTTGTCCTGCTGATCGAGCGCGGTGCGGGTGGCAGCGACGTCGTCGGCAAGTGACGTGAGCGGGTTCTGCACGATGGTGACGTGGTAGCCCCGCTTGACCAAGCGGTCATAGACATTGCGCCAGCCGGAACCATCGGCAAAGGCGCCATGCACCAGCACGACATTGCGCGCAGTATCGGCCGGCAGGGGCGGTGGATTGGTCGGATCACGACGCAACTTCGGAACGCGCACTGAATATGCGAGGCTCCACGAACCCCGATTCGGCTCGATGCCCTGGACCGCGCCCGCCTACGATCAGCGCGAAGTCACCGCCGACCCCGAGCGGTACTGCATGTCCTCGCTCACTGGGCGCGATGCTGCCGGCCGCATGCAGGAAGCCTCGTGCAGCTGTTTCACCGAGCAGGGCACCCGATACGAGCTAGACCAGCCGCAGTGCCGCACGGTGGCCCGTCACGGCGCTCCATACCACCCCTATGGCCGCACGGGCAGGGTGGCCAGCAACAGCAACAACGATCGCAGCCACAGCAGCCAATGGCCGGGCAACACGCCAACCCTGGCAGCGTGGTCGGCAAGGCGATACGAACACATGGCACATTCCCAGAGTCGCCACAGGCCAAGGGCGGCAGTTTCACCGGTTCCGCTGGTTCGCTGCCTCGCGCTGCGAAGCCAAGAACAAGGCGTAATGTGATGCGTGACGAAAAGACCCCGGCACCTTAGAAATGCAGCTTCCGCGCAAGCAGGGCAGGCCACTCAACTACGGCGAGGCCATGAGCGCCGCCGAGCGTGCAAGGGACTATCGGCGCAAGCGCAAGCAAGAATCTATGGCCTATCTCGGCCAGTCCGAGAAAGAGGTTTCCATCGCTGCGACTATCGACTCGTTGCACTATGCCTTCGCCAATAGCGAGGCCGACACTGCGCTGGCATTGCTTGCGGATCTGCGCATGCGCGCCCGTGAGATGAAATCGTGATGCATCACGAAAAGGCCCCCTTGTGATCAGCAAAGACGCTGCAGACGTTGTTGCATTCGTTTCACCCTCTGCATGGTGGATGCTGTTGTCTTAGGGCTTATCGACAACATCGCCATCGCCGCCGCATTCGTACGCGTCACGAAAATCTGTTTCCTAACGAGCTATCATTTCCCTAGAACAAGGGGAAATGCATGGAAGCGAGATTTGCAATAGTGCTGGCGCTAGCTACCGCGGTGCCTGTTCAAGCTCAGCAGGTGCATAAGTGCCGCGAACGCGGCCAGGTCGTTTATCAGTCAGCGCCGTGCACCTCCGGCCACTCCGAGAAGGCTTGGGACGCTACCCCTGTTCCTGAGCAAAGCAACGCAGAGAAATGGCGTCTCTATCGCATCGACCGTCAACTCAAAGCCCGCAACACATCTTCTGGTGGTGATGCCGGTGGCGCCACTGTTACTGACAGTGCAAACGGATCTACGTGCCAAAGCGCCAAGGCAAGCCGGGTAGCTGCCTATGAGGCTGCCGGCCTACATCGTGACTTTGCGCTATCCAGCTATTGGGACAACGTCGTCCACAATGCATGCAGGTGATTTGCGTGTAGGGGCATAGCCCCTACGGATAACGCCTTATCCCGCAACGCGGGCACGGCGACGGGCTGTTCTGCCGAAGTGGCCGTCTCTCCATTCGCCAAGATCCACCACAACGACCTTGACCATCGACTGCTCGCCAGCCTGGCCAAGGGCCTGTCAGTTCCACATGGTTCGTCACTACGCATCTGTAGATCTGCCGCGCAGCTGTTCGGGCATTGTTCGCCAACAGGCACGGTGGGTTCCGTTTGGCTAGGGGAACGGTTCGGCAGGCAAGCGTTGATCCAAAGCCAGATCCAGCGAAGCCGGGCAAGCGCGGCACAAATATCCGATTTCGCATAATGTATAGACGGTAGCGTTATGGCGATGGGGGAGAGGGCCGTCAGCAGCGCCTCATGCGCTCCTGTGTGCACCGCCAGGACCAGCAGCGTGACCACCGCGGCGGCCGCGCTTAGCCTGTCCAACACCGATCTCCATAACGCTCGCTCTGCTGGCGTTGCTGCTCGCTCCGCGTGAATTCGCGCCATCCACGCGCCGCCATCCAGCTTTGCCATCGCGCACAGTTGCGCAATTCGTTCATCTGACAGCGGCTTGTCGCCCATTCGCGCTTTCGAAAGTAGCTGGCGCTGAATTCCCAATTTGGTCGCCAAAGCCATATCTGACGGGAGAGAGCAACTCTGTTTCACTTTGTCAAGTAGCTCGTCTACGGCTGCCATGGTGTCCTCGTGGTTGACAAGATGTGGTCCAATTAGATTACATGCCCTGGTGTCGTCCTAGTGGACCACACCGCGCACCCCCGGCTCCCCTCCGGGTTCCGCGTCAAGGGGCAGGGGATAGGGGCTTCATGGACACCAACACACTGGCACTGCTCGGCGCTTCCGCGCTGACCGTGATCGTCGGCCTCGCCCGATTGGTCGCTTGGATTCTTGACCGTCGCGCCGAAGCTGCGCTGCGCGCACACCGCGAGCAGGTCTTCATTATCGAAAGCTACGCCGATCTGGTCGCATCGTCTTTGGCGGTGGACTACGTCGATCCGTGTGTAGCTGCTGCTGAGGAACGCGCCGAACTCATGGCGGATGCCACCTCTGGTTATTGGTATGGACGGTCCGTCGCATGAAGGAGTTCGCAAAGTGCATCGCATGTACATCCAAAAACGCACGCATTCGCATGCAGGAACAGCCCACGCAATCGCGTGAGTTGTCTGCGTTCGATGCGTCTGTGGGCGTCATGCAGGCCGCTACGCGCCGCACTGAAATCGCCGCAGAGAAGATTCAAAAGAACAAGCGTGTGGTCGGTACAAGCGTGCGTGAGTTCGACGCGGCGCATCCGGTCGCATTGACCGCAGAGGGCCAGCGCGCAGCGCTGGCCCTTGGGCTTGTCCATTACAAAACAACTCAAACGGGCGGTAAGCCGACTGGCACCGTCACGATCGAAATTGACCCCCTTCAATCGAAGGCGCAACGGCTGCGCAAGTCCGTGATCACCGGAGCGCGTTTGCATGATCAGGAAGCACGGAAAGGTTCGCGACAAGGTGCGTGGTACATGCTCACGCTCACCTACGACGATGGAAGCAACGCAAGCCCTGGCGACGTTAGCGGCCTACTTGCATGCTTCCGCAGCCACCTCAATCGAGTTGCAAATCGACGGAGCCGGTTTAAAGGTCAAAGCCTTCGTTACCTATGGGTCGGCGAGCTTACCCAACGTCTTCGTCCCCACTACCACCTCCTGATTTGGGTGCAAAAAGGCATGTGGTTCGGCAAGCCTGATGAAAAGGGTTGGTGGAAACATGGTCACACCAAGATGGAAAAAGCCCGCAACTGCGTCGGGTATCTCGCGAAATACGCGAGCAAGTTCACTGCCCTTACAGCTGGAGCTTTTCCCAAGGGATTCCGCACACACGGTGTCGGTGGACTCAATAGCGAATCCAAGCGCGAATTGCGCTGGTGGAAAGCCCCGAAAGACGCGCGTGAAGCTCTCGGCGGGGAAGCGGATATCCGCAAAGCAAAGGGCGGTTGGTTCGACAGGCTTACCGGGGAGTTCTGGCCGTCCCCGTGGAAAGTCACATTCATTTTCGGCCGGACATTCGCCTGGAAGGTAGTCCCACTATGAAAGTTCAGATCATGAGTTCCGCTGTCGCCATCCGTTCGTTTCCGGCTCGCGATGGCAAGCCTGCAACGCATTTCCGTGAGCAGACTGCGGCCGTAGTGCGTGAGGGCGATTTTCCGCTGCCTTTCACCATCGGCCTTGATGAAGATCAAGCGCCGTACGGCGAAGGCTTCTACGTCATTGATCCCAAGTCGATGCAGAACAACAAATACGGTGGCCTTGAGTTCGGCCGTCGCATCCGGCTCATCCCGGATGCCACCGCCAAAGCTGCTCAGCCTGCGGCACGTGTCGCCTAACCCAGATGCATGCGAGCAGGGATGCTGAGCAATGGCAAAGATCCTGACCTGCACGCAATACAACGATTCAACGCAGCAATGCGAGGTCCAAGCCTGGATTGATCAATCGGACTGGACGACACCACTTCCCACCATCGAACAGGCCGCGATGGTGGGCGGCGCTTACTTCATCGGCCTGATGACCCTTGCAGTCATTAAAGGACTGCTCAACCCAAAATCCATAGAGGAATAGCATCAATGAACAAGAACATTTCGACCGTTGTCACCAAGGCCAAGTCGGCTGTCAGCAACGCCAAGACCGCCGCAATCGTGGGTAGCACCGCGTTGATGGCCATGCCCGGTTTCGCCTTCGCCTCCGGTGGCGGTGGCGGTGGTGGCGATTTCGACGGCGGGGCCATCGTTTCGAAGGTCGTTACCTACACCGCTGTGGGTGTGACCATCCTGGCCGCGTTCGCGCTCGGCCGCTGGACGCTTCGCGCACTGGGTCTGATCGGCGGCAAGTGAGCCAATCAGCGGCATAGCAGGGGAGGGGAAACCCTCCCTTTTCAATTGGGGGATGCAATGGAAGGTCTCATCGTGTTGGCGTTCTTGATCCATGCCGCGCACGTGTGCGCGACGGGCTGGAACTGATGCGCTGGCTTGCTCGATATTTTGCTCGCGCTGTCGTGCGTCGTGTTGTCTACGTCGTGGTGGCGTTGATGTTCGCCGCGTTGGGCATTGGTGGTGCGCGCGCCTCCAACTACGGAGATCAGGGCATTGCCAATGCTGTTTGCCAAGCGCATCTGGCAGCAGCCCAAGCACGTGTTAAGTCTGAAAACGCAGAGCGCGGCGATCAGTATTGGCAAGTGGCCTTTGCATGCGTCATTGATCCGGCGCAGGCAGGAAATTACACATATCTGTGCACCGTTAACAACGGTGCTGGCGGCTGTGCTGCCTTTGTCAAGAACTTCGCTCCGCCTCAGGGCGGCGCATACGATTACAGCTTCAATCCCAACGAGACATGTGCAGCACGCAATAGCATTAAGCTTGCAGATGCCGCACTGGGCTACTCGCCCCCGTCAAGTTGCGTTGGCGGCTGTCAGGTGCAGGGAACGCCGTTTAGCAGTGCGCAAGGACCGGTCACCGTCTATGGCATGAAGGAAAGAACGTACAACGGACAGGTGTGTACCCCTCAGAAGCCCACGCAGGATATCGGGCAGGCAGAAGATGATAAGAAGGATGCGACCCAACCCAAGGCCCCGGAGTGCACCGCGATGGGCGCTGGTCAGACTGCGTGCGTGAAGCCCAATGGCGACTATTGTGCGACAGCTTCAACCGGTAAGACCTTCTGTTGGAGTCCGAGCGAGACCGGTAAGAAGGCCGATGGCTCAGATGCGCAGACACGCACGCCAAAGGGCGAGGCAGTGACGCCGCCCACAGTGCCGCCGAGTGATGGTGAGTGGCAGCGTAAGGAGGGTCATCAGCAGACGACTTGCACCAATGGTAGCTGTAACACCAACAATGTCACCAACTATTCGAGCGTGCCGACAGGTACCTCTAAGAATTCCACCGGCGATAATAGCGAGAATGGCTCTGGCAACACGTCCGGCAATGGCGCTCAAAGCGGCTCTGGCGACAAGGACGGCGATAGTAAAGACAGCGCTACTGATAGTGGCAACTGCACGACTGCGCCTGCTTGCGTCGGCGATACGCTTAAGTGCTTGCAGCTGAAATTCACGTGGAAAATTGAGTGCAACACGCAGGCCAGCGAAGTCACGAAGGGCGATACGTGCGGCGAGAGTGATGTGCCGGTGTGTGCCGGAAAATCGTGTAAAGCTGAAGCCTATGCAAGCGTCCTGCAGCAGTGGAAACAGCGTTGCGCAATGGAAGCGCTGGGGCAGGGCATGGCCTCGCGTGCAGCTGGTATCAGCAATGGCGACGATGCTGGGGTCGTTGAAGGGATTTGGGGCGGTGAGTCCGGCAGCAGCGGTATGAAGCTGCGCCAAGACCTCATCAACGTCGGCGGCAACGGCAGTGCCGGTCTTCTTCCAGATGTTGAAATCGAAGGTCAGCGGTGGGTCATTCCCGCAGGGTTCTTCGATGCAATCGCTGCGGTCAAGATGGTCATCATCGCCATGTGCACGGTGATTGCGATGTTCGTGGTTGGGAGGAACATCTGATGTTCGATTGGGCTCGCGATTTTGCAAACAATTTTTTCGAGAACGCCGCCGATGCTGTGCACAAGTTGGTCAAGCTCAGGGCCGCGATTTGGCTAGGGCGGTTGTTGTCGGCGGTCGGGCTGACGTTCGTAGCTCAGCATTTCATCTACAACCCAATCATCGAATACGCGCAGAACGCGTGGTCATCCGTTCCTGCGGGTATCGCTGCATGGGTACACGCATTGGGCATTGATGCAGGGGTGTCGATCATCCTCAGTGCATACGGCATTCGCGGCGCTGAGCGCATGTTTATTCAACGTAGGAACCAAGCGACATGATCGGCGACACCGCCTCTATTTCACTGCTCACCGGCTTGCCAGGATCTGGTAAGAGCTTGCGCATTATTCAAGCGATTCGCTATCTCATGGACAAGGGTGCACACGTCTACGTCTGTAACATTGACGGCATCTCGGTGCCGGGTACGACGCCGTGGGCGGACCCGCACAAGTGGCAGGATCTACCGGCCGGATCCATCCTGTTCGTCGACGAGGCGCAGCACTTTTTCCCGGCACGACGGGGCGGTGATCCGGTCGAAACGATCAAGGCGATGTCGACGATTCGACACGACGGCGTGCGCTTGGTGCTTGCTACTCAGCAGCCTAACTACCTCGACACCTACCTGCGCGGCCTGGTCGGCTATCACGAACATCTGCTGCGTCAGAGCGGCAAGCAGAAGACCTTTATTTTCCGGAATAGCCAGATCATCGAAGAGGTGCGTTCACCGTTGCCGCGCATCAAAAAGCTCTACGACTACGAAGTGTGGAAACAGCCAACAGAGTGCTTCAAGTTCTACAAGTCGGCTGAGGTCCACACGATGAAGTACCAGATGCCGGCATTGGTCAAAAAGGCACTGATGATCCTGCCGGTTGCCGCGTTGCTGGCGTGCGGTGCGTGGTACGTGGTTTATCAAGACACAATGTTTGCGAAGAAGGCAGACGCTGCGCCCGCCAATAAGACGGCCCCCACGGGGCCGTCGCTGGCGGGCACTGCGTCTGCTGGTGCAGCAGCTCGTCCGAAGGTCAACAGCGCGGAAGATTACGTGGGCCAGCTCGTGCCGTTGGTTGCCGATGTGCCGTGGTCGGCACCTGCCTACGTTGATCGTCCTGTGGTGTCCGATCCGCACATGTACTGCATGTCCACCGATAACAGCTGTCGATGTGTCACCGAGCAGAACACCCGCGTTGCGATGCGCGATGACGTGTGCCGCGATATCGCCCGGTGGGGCGAGCCTTATAACCCGTATAAGCCTCCCGCAAATGTCGCGCAGGCGCAGCAGGCCGGCCCTGCCGATGCGAACGAGCAACCGAAGCCGCAGGCGGTGCAGCAGAGCGGGGCAGTCACATCGACGATGGAGAAGCGCACGCGCGCATTGGGCACGTTCCCCGAGTCGCCGGGTTACTCCATCAATAGCTACACCGCACCCACCAGCAGGGATCTGTGATGAGCAGTAGTGCACGCGAACTATTGAAGTGGGTTGCCCTGGTCTGCATGACGTTTGACCACGTTGCCAAGGTGTTCTATGGCGGTTACGTGCCGGTGTTGTCCGAGCTGGGGCGGATCGCGTTTCCGCTGTTCGCACTGGTCATGGCCTACAACCTGGCGCAGCCGGGCGCCGATGTAGGCAAGTCGGTCCGCCGCTTGGTGTGCTGGGGTCTTTTGGCGCAACCGTTCCATGCGGGGGCGTTCGGCTATTGGGTGCCCGTGAACGTTCTGCTGGCGTTCGCACTGGCTGCCGCCGCCATCTGGGCCATCCAGCGCGGTCGTTGGTTCCTGCTGACTCTCTGTGCAGCGCCGGCCCCGTTGTTCGTCGATTACCAATGGGCTGGCATGGCTCTGGTGGTAGCCGGCTGGGCCTACTACGCCAAGCGCATGCGTAGCCCCATATTGGTCGTCATGGCATTGGGCGCCCTGTGTTGGTTCAACGGTAGCTTGTGGGCTCTGCTGGCGATCCCAGCCATTGCTCTCGCGGAGGCCGTCACGAATCGACGCATAGCCATCCCGCGCACGCGGTGGGGCTTCTACGGCTACTATGTGGCGCATCTAGCTGTCTTTGGTTTGCTGGCGGTCAAGCCCGCCCTTATTTCGTGACGCAAGGGGAAGTGCATGGAAGCGAGATTTGCAATACTGCTTGCGCTGGCTATCGCTGTTCCTTCTCATGCGCAGCAGGTCCACAAGTGCCGCGAGCGAGGGCAGGTCGTTTATCAGTCAGCGCCATGCGCTTCCGGCCAAGCCGAGAAGTCCTGGGACGCCGCACCAGCTCCCGAGCAAAGCAATGCCGAGCAGTGGCGCCTTTACGGTATTCGCAAGCAGCTCGAGAGCAGGTACGCAGCTGATAGATCTGCATCCGCTGCCGCGTATGTGTCTGGCCCACAATCCAGCAACGCATGCGAGTCTGCCAAGGCTCAGCGCAAGCAAGTCTATGAAGCGGTTGGTCTCCATCGCTCTTATGAGGTGTCCAGCTATTGGGACAACGTGGTGCAAAACGCCTGTAGGTGA